GAGGGAATTTAGACTCTTCTCTGTAATCAAAAGCTTCTTTTATATTTCTAGGATGCTGAGATATCCTTAACTGATAAAGTTCAGGACGTAATTTTTTCTTCCAGTCAGCAAACTTTTCTTCTAGTGCAAGTAATGCTTGTTCTACTAGTGAGTTACCATAGTTATCAATATATGGTGGCATACCCCACTGCTCAGGAATAAATAATCCGGATTTACCTGTAGTACCTTTATCATCTATAAGATCTGTATCTACTGGGTATATAGAATTGTCTTCTGGATACAAGGTCATAGCTTTTAGCGGTTCACAATCTTTTAAGTTACCTACTGATCCTGCACCAATAAATAATCCTGTTGTAATATCACCAGCCTGCATTGCAGGAAATAAGTATTCTGCTGTTTGATCCATAGTAGGTGCAATACCTGCCTCTTCATAAAAGAATATAGTACAAGGTCCCCCTACCCCTTTTGTAGCTGATTGTTCAAAAGACATTCCTTGCATGGTACCTTTTAAACCTACTTGTTTTTTTCTACCACCTTGAGTAACTTCAATTTTCTGTTGCCATGATAATGCTTTATCAGGATTCATAGGTCTATACCATGCAGTACTTGAGTTAAGGAAAGTCTTATACTCATCTAAGAACTTCCATGAACCGTTACCGTTGATATAATCTTTTAATGAAGCACCTATTTTAAGCACAACCCCTTCATCAAACCACATACGGTTAATCAGTTTACCCATATGAAAATATGAAGAAGCTATCTGTCTTTTTTTTGTGATACTAGCATGTTTAAAATGTATTTCTGCTAACTCCTCATATAATGCCATATGTAATTGGACATCCCATACTTGAGGAAAATCAAACTTCTTTTTTATTTTGTCATATATTGGTAAGAAGTTAATCCAGAAATAGTAATCTCTTGGTAAATACCAGGTTTTCCCGTTATTGTGGAATATAACTCCAGCCCTTGACTTTTGCTTTTCAAAGTCCCAGTATTTAATAAAGTCTTTACTTCTAAATGCGTCCATGCAGTAAACGTCACCTTGTTTTCTGAAGAGTCTTGCTTGCTCATTAAATAATTCAGCTGTTTCATCTAATTCATATTTACCTGGTTCTTTAAAAGTACTTTTTACAAAGTCACGGTATTCTTGTAAGTCAGTGAACTCAGTCTCTGTCCATGTACCATTATCCCATGTAGGAATTACTTTATTAAATGCTATTAACTCCATAATTACATCTGATCATATCCTAAATTCTGACCACCTCTTACGTGTGATTCCTGTTCTGCTTCTAAGTCTTTTGCTATTCCTTTATAGGATTGTCTAATAGCATCAAACTCTTTTGCAATTCTTAATAGAGAGTTTATATTACCATCCCTACCTGCAGTTACTTGAGTTGTTTCCATATACTCAGTTAAGTTGTCAAGCATTGTTGTGATTCCTTTATAAGCTCTTACTGTAGGTGTTTCATACATAATTGTAGCTTTTTCTACAGCCTCTATAATTGCATCATTCTCTGTATCTATTTCATGTTCTAAATCTAAAAGTACTACTTCTTCTCTAAGATCATGTTTAATATTAAAGTATGGGTTTTCTTGACTAGGACAAGACATGTAAAAGACGTAGGCAAAGATGCTCAGATGTGTTTCTGGAAAATCATCCATTATTGTCTTAAGCCACTTAATCTGATAACAATGTTCAGTTGCTTTTACAGTTTTATTTTCTATTTCAAATAGCTTTATCATTTTTTAGTTTTTAAGTATTTAATAATAGCGTTAACTTCCTTTTTCATGTAAGGAACTTCATAAGGTATTACTTCTTTAACTAAAGGATCACCTTGAGGATCTGTAGCTACTATCGGGTACCCAAATTTATCTTCACCTTCTTTTTCAAATACAATGTGATGAATTTGCATTTTACCTGGTTTAAGGTTATGATTATGCTTTAATATAATATACATATAAATGCTAAGCTGTAATGAGTAGTGCACTAAATTACAGTCATCTAAATGTGATAAAGGACCAGTCATAGTTTCTTTAACACCTTCCCAGTTAGTATATGATTCAGTTTTAATTTCTTTATTAGTTTTATAATCATAGATGTTTACATAATCCCCTACGACTTCTACACGGTCTGCTTGACCACATATTTTTGCTGAATTTAAATAAACAAGATGCTCAGGATAAATACCAGATACAAGTTTCTGATCAGGAGAAAGCTTTATATCACCGTCAACAATAGGTCTGAATATAGGTAAATCTAAACCGTCTCTTCTTAATGTTTCACATGCTAAAACTTCATTTTCTCTTTGATCATGATACCATGAACCTAATGTCAATGCTCTATTAGTTTCTCCTTCCCATACAGCAATAATTTCTTCAGGTGTCATACCATACCACTTAGACTTTTTATTTTTTGAAGATTTTTCTGCAACAGCTTTTTTATCAAAAGGTTTTTTGAATAATGATATCATACTTGTTACACTGGTCCATTTCTTTGAAGGATCATCTACACTTTCATAAGTATGAGTATCTGCTTTAAATTGTAGTTTCATTGTATTGGTTTTTTAATTTCCGTAAATTTCATCTTCTTCTTCTTGACTTAAAACTGCAAACCATCTTGGTAACTTTTCATCACCACAATCTGATGATAATGATCTAGTTTTCATACCTAGTGAACATCCGCATTTACTACAACAAGGTTGTGTACCTGGTACCATACAATTGTCTCCTTTTAAATCAATATGAGGACAAGTTTTACATATTTCAAATCTTGCTGTTGCAACTATTTCTACAAAATCATTTTTCTTTATAGAATTCTTAAGACCTTCATATATTTTACCTTTATTCTTGTATAGTTGTACAAGTTTGTTTTTAACATCATTTAATTTTCCCATCTCTCTTCTTTTTATAAAATTCAGCTTTACGTTTTTTCTCTTCATGTATTAGGTTTTGTATTGCAATAACTTTATTGAGCTTATCTTCTGCTCTTTTCTTTACTGCCATTTGCCTAATAGTATCTGTACTTGCTACTTCAATATGTTTAGTGTATCTAACATAAAATTCTTTAAGTTTTTTATCACTAGCTTTAAACGTTCCTAAGTTTTCTACCCTTACAATAGGATGTGTTAAATCTGATAAAAATGTTCTTAACTCACCGTAATAATAATTTATAATATCTTCTACTACTTCATAACTTAGTTCGAGTTGATCTGCAGCAGGTTGTATGAAATGCTTACTACTTTTGGGTAACATAAAAAACTTTAAAATCTAAAACTATATTTCCGTTAGTTTGTACACTTAACGTTTTATTTAACTCAATTCTTTTTTTAGCTGTACCGTCTTTTATAACAAGTTTACTTTTAACAGCTTTTCCTAAGAAATTTCTTACTGTTTGAGATGTTTTAAATATTTTTTCATCAACAGCTAAATTACAGAATGCTGATAAATCATATTGACCACATACACCTAATAATGTTAAACAATCCAGCTCATTGTTACTGAGCTGGATATTGTTTATAAAACAGTGTGTAAGTAATTGATATTTTACAATATCTCTTTGGCCCATACGTACTTTTTTCTGTACTAAATTTGCTTGTGCCATAATGTGTTGGTTTTACTGTTTACTTTTAAATGCTTAACAGCATATCAATTAATTCTGCTTGAGGAAAGCAATCAAACTTATCTTTTCTCACGTTTGTGTGAGTAAGTAAACCTTTTACTTTTCCTTCAAAAGCATCTTGTTTAAATTCAAATCCTTTAACACCTTCTTTCTTCACCCAATCAATAAGTCCTACAGATAAATCAATATTATCTCTAGTTGAGACAAATAAAAGAAGTTTCTTTAAGGCTTTTAGTTGTTCATCAGAATACTTATGCCATAAGTTAAATCCTCTGAATTCTTCTGCAAGAGATGCTATTTGTGTAACATGTACCTGAGTACCTACATAAGTTTCAAACTCTTTATTCAAGTATCCAAAATTACATAGTTCTATCCCTACAGTATGTCTTACCATGTAGGAAGACCCTGCCCTACCTATATGCCATGCTTGGGCACCTTCAGGAAATGCTTGAACAGTAACACCATCATATTTACAATCTCCTGTTTTTGCATCACAACCTCCTATTACAAACTCAGTAGCAATTCTACCAAT